TTAATTGATAATTTGTTTAATGAACTTGAAATCCCCCATAAATACAAAGAAGAAAAATACGTTAATGAACTTCGATCATTTATAGCATCACCTTCTACTTCACCTTCAGGATTTGATATTACTCTTGCAAGGAAACATCGAGAACATTTATTGAATATTGAAAGTCTCAAAAACATTCTTGATAAACTTAATAAACCTGATATCAAATATGATTATAAATATGACGGTATTAAATCAAAATGGTGTTTAAATAATGGTATAGATAACACTGAATTTCTAAATTCTGTTATAAAAACGTTGAAACTTATGAATTTGTAATAATTAAAATATAATAAAACATGGGGTGTGGTAATTCTAAATTTAATAAAGAACTATCTGAAGATTTTTTAGATATAAACGAAAAAAACGAGAAAGAAAAAGATGAATTCAAGAAATTTAAAGAATTGCTTGAATTATTCGAATTACTTGTAACAAATAATGATCCAAATTCATTGTTATTTAAAGATATTGAAAAATATAAAGAAACAACAGTAAAAAGACGCGAATATTTACAAAATTATTATAAAGATTCATTTTTAATTCTTGAGAAATCTTAAAAAATTTTAACTTGTTTCATCTACTACTTTTATAAGTATTACTTCATCTTCATCTTCATCATCTTTTCTTGATATAAAATAATCCATAAATTGTTTATTCATTTTAGGATCTTTCCATTCATATAACCCATTTTTAACATTTATCATATCTTTTATATCCATATTTATATTTAACATTTCATGTCTATCAACGTATTGTCTATTTTTACGTGAACCGTGATATAAATGTAATATTTCTACATTTTCTAAATATGTAATTCTTGGCAAAATATCTGGATATTTTGCGTATTCTTTTTGAATTGATTTTGGAAGAGATTTATAATTTTTAGGTAATAATTTATTCATCCATTTAATTACAGATAATGCATCACCACTACCAGATAAAGCGTAATCAAAAAATCCTGCTTTATTATACCATTCTCTACGAAACGCCCATGCAAATCCTGGATGATATTTAGAATCATAAACTTTTGAATCCATATGTAAAACTGATTGTCTTGTTAATGTAATATCTCCATTTGTGTTTAACCAATGACATTTATCAAACAATTGTACAATATCACAAGAATCTAATAATTTTGATGTTTTTGCATACCAGTAAAAATCATTAAATAATACATCTGTATCTAAAAATGCTAATTTTTTATATTTATATGGTATTTTAGTTTCTAAAATTCTACATAAATTTTCTTTATGAAACATTACAGATTTTCCATAAATATGAAATGCATCTTTAATTTCTGGTTGATTACCTTCATAAACTAATTCTAAAGTAAAAACAGGAAATTTTTTTAGTTCTTTAATCATTGTAAAATAATTTTGAATAATTTTTTTAGATTTTGTAGGATTAAAAATAACAAGACATATAGCCATATCTTTAGATTGACATAAGCCCATTTATATTTAAAGAAGTAAAAAGGTATTTATTTTTGTTTAGATTAAACCTTAACCAAAATGATAATACAGAAAAGATTATTAAGAGAGGCTATATGAAATAGGAAGAACAGGTTTATTAAATAGAGTCATATAGTTTCTAACTGGGCTGAACTAGCAGAAGTTCCGGTTTGAAATATCTATTGGTCTAATTTAGAAAAATGTTTGTGTCGTCACACATGATAAATGGATGTTAAAAACGGAATATTTTAGAATCTATTTTTTATTCTTAAATTTGCAATTGGAATGTCTAATGAACCATCTCCAGAAATAAAAGATTGGTTTATTAGAATTGGAGATGGAAGAAATTTTAAAAATTCTAAAGTTTGGTCTATAAATTCAAAAAATCCAAACGGAAAACATTTCCTAAAAAAATATTCTATTGGCGATAGAATATGGTTTCTTACAAATGTAAAAGCTGGAAGATTACTTTATGCTGTTGGAACAATAACTTCTGTATGTGATCGTATAAAAGGTCCTTTAATTGAACAAACAAATGCTGATCTTGGATGGACTGAAGGTGAATGGGGTGATAAAGAATTACATTATAATGATTGTTATTTAATTAATGAACTTAAATTACAACCTGATATTAGTATACAAAATTGTTTTATTTTGTATAATCCTTCTAAATGTAAAATTAAAGATTTATATTTAGAATATCAAAATATTTGCAAATATTCTGTTTGTAAAAAAAGATAAATAAATTTTTTATAAAATACTTAAATTAAAGATTCATATCTTTAATAGTTTTTACTATTGTATTCATATGGAATTTGAAATGATCACTGTTGTATGATTTTCCTGCACACATTACCCATCTATCTGATATAAAAGTTTGAAAATAAGAATTTTCTTTATATTCAGGAAGTTTCTCAACAAATTCTTTAAGATTTTTAAAATTTGCCAAAACATCTTGTATTACATTCATTTCTTCTCTGTTATATCCACAAGGAACTGATCCACCCGTTACAGCTTGATAACATTTAGCAAAATCAAGATCTTCAATTCTATATTTAATATCCAATTCTTTATAAACATTATCAAGAAATTCTATTGTTTGTTTTTTAGTTAGTAATATAAGTTTAAATACAATAAATTGTTTGAACGCAAATGAACTTATAATTTTATCAATGTTCTCGTTATTTTTTTGGTGTTTTACTTTTAATTCTTCAAGTTCATTAATTTGTTCATGTTGAATATTAATTAAGAATTTAACTTCATCTTTTAATTCAACATTTTCTTTAACAAAATCAAGTTTTAAATTTAAAATTTCTTGTTTAAGAATTTTAATTTCATCATTCATATAATCAACTTTTTTAGTGAATCTTCTAAAACAACAAAACATTTTTCAAGAATTAATATTAATTCTTAAATATATTCGTTTTTAAATTAAAAAACAAACATACTACGATTAAAAACGGATTTTATTGGATTAATTTTTTTAAACCTTAATAAAAATGACAACACAGAAGAGAATATTTAGAATCAGTCAAGATGATTTACTTACTTTAATGAATACTTATAAAATAAGCGATACACAAACAGGAAATTCAACTGCTACATTTATAGGACAATATTTTCTAAAATCTTCTAGAACTGGCACATTTGAAATTACAAGGACTGGATTATTAAGAGAGGCTACATGGGCTAGGAAGAACGGATTTATTCAATGGAGTGAGATAGTTTCTAATTGGGCTGAACTAGCAGAAGTTCCGGTTTGAAATATCTATTGGTATAATGTTAAATGGCTCTTAAACCAATTAATCGTGAATCTATGCGCACTCTAAAATATTTAAAAGATGAAGGAATGCGTCAAGGATATATTCAAGAAATTGTAGAAATTATCTATACAAATGCAGTTGAACAAGCAATGAATACGACACGAACTGTATATCGTTATGAAATAAATAATCGCAATAGACAATTTTATTCAGATAATATGTCAGAAATTCTTGAAAAACTTCAAACTTTATTCCCTAGTTGTAATGTAAAAGATATTTTAATGTATCGAGGAAAAGATAGACGCACATACGGAATTGATGTTATGGATGAGGATTTTATGAAATCATCTGTTATTATGTATATTCTTGTTGATTGGACTTAGAAAAACGGATTTTATGAACTCTTTTTTTTAGTTTATTATAAGAATGCAAAAACCATTTAATGAACATCTTTTATGGAAAGGAGCTATTCAACGTTCAAATTATCCTATACCTATTCGTAAACCAAAAATGATACTTCCTAAAATAAATACACTTATAGGCGGTACATATGATGATGAAGATATTTGGGAGGATATTACAAAAAGGTATGATATGTATAGTAAGAAATATTGGGAAAGAGTGAAAAAAATACACACAGAGTATCGCAATTCTTCTATAGAAGAAGGAATACCTTTTAAAAGATGGTATTATTAGTTTGAAAAATAGGTTTAAAGTGGGTTGGATTTTTTAAGTTAAAATGAGCACTCTTTACGTTCTTCAATTAGATGATGACAAATGGTATGTTGGTAAGACTGATGATGTTACAAATAGATACAAACAACATTTAAGTGGTAAAGGTTCTATTTGGACTTCAAAATATAAACCAATTTCTATTCATCTAACTAAATCAAATAAATCTATTCATGATGAAACAAATTTAACAAAAGATTTTATGAAAAAATATGGCTTTGATAATGTTCGTGGAGGTGCGTATACACAATTAGAATTACCAAATGGGACACGAGAACTAATACAGAATGAATTTAAAAGTGCAAATGACAAATGTTATAAATGTGGATTAAGTGGACATTTTGCCAATAAATGTAAAGAAGAAGAATCGGAAGAAGAATTGGTTTGGGGATGTGAAAATTGTAATAGAGAATTTACTACAAGATTTGGATGTATGGTCCATGAAAAATCTTGTAAAAAGTCATCTCCAAAAGAAAGTGGGGTTTGTTATAGATGTGGTAGAAAAGGTCATTATTCGTCAGATTGTTATGCGTCAAAACATATTAAAGGTTATGAATTATGACAATTAACAAATACGGACTCTGAAGAAGATTATGATTCAGATTCCGACTAAACACTTCTAATAAATTCCCATTTCAAGTATTCACAGATTTTTTCCCAGATTTCATCGTGTGATATTAATCTATCTCTTGATTTGAGAAGAGGGAAATATACTTTATATTCATCCAATTCCAATAATTCAAAAAATTTGTATAAAATGTAGGAATATGATAAGAAATTTGTTCTGTCATTTGGACAGTATAATAAAAATGGAGCCTGAATTTCTTGGAACATTGCTCGGATTTTTTCTTCGATTTCTGGTGTAATTGTTGGTGGGGGATTTCCATTAAGTCTTGATACGATATGGGTGGCATGTTCATAATATTTAGACCTATTTAATTTCTTTAAAATTTCCCGAATGTCTTTTTCTGATAAAGATGCTATATTTTGAACTCTACGTTTTTTTATTTCACATATAACTTCAGTCATTATTTCATCTGGTATTATTGTTGATTCTTTTGCTTGAAATTGATTTAAAATTTCATTTAAATGATTAATTTTTTTATATGCATAATTATTACGTTCTTTTGGTGGATCATTAAATCCAGGTGTATCACTAACTACCATCATATATTCTTCTATTCCACATAATGGACATGCTAATATAC